CATCTGTAAGATAGTGTTGGCATCCGGGGTGCGATGAGCCACATACAAGAATTATTAAACAGAGAAGCCATACTTGCCAATGAAGGCAAAGCCGACGGTGAAGAACGGAAACAGATACACACCATGATTAGATTGAAAAGATTCAATCCGCCCCCCACCTGTTTTGGTGATGATGACTGCTCCATTGACACACTGGTACATTGCCCATGGCGTATAGATTGTGGTTCATGAAACAAATTTGGAGGCTATGGGCCAAGGCCCTGGGCGAAAAGTCAGGCGATACAGATCGTGAATCGGACCGTATTGCTTGCATTCGCACTGTGATTGTGTTAACATATATTGTAACTAACTGCTTTATCGTAGCAGGTGTTATTAGACATTGGAACTAAATATGAATACAAGAGAAAATGAAATTCTACTTATCACTCAAGAGGAATGTGCAGAAGTAACACAGGCCATCAGTAAGTGCTATCGCTTTGGCCTAGACAATTTTAAACCCGGCAAACCTAAAACAAATAGAGAACATTTGGCAGAAGAACTAGGTGATTTACAGGCTATGATTGATTTGTGTATTCAGTTTAACTTGGTAGGTAGTGAGCAGGTCAGCATTGCCGCTGATAATAAAATTTCCAAACTAAAAATTTGGTCTAATATTTTTAAGGAATAAACATATGATTAACTTGGATAGACTCAAAAGAGTCTCTCTACAACTTTTATTTGTAGTATCTGTTCCTGTGTCTATTGCAGTTACCATACACTACAATCTGTGGCTATGGTTTATATGCGGGTTTGTGTATTCTAGAATTGCTGTAACACTGGTCAGTATACAAATTGGTCTACATAGATATTTTGCACACGGACAATTTCGTACTGGTAAACTTAGACATATATTTCTATGCTGTATGAGTATTATAGGCGGCGAAGGGGATCCATTGGCATGGTCAAAAACACATGTACATCATCACAAATACAGCGATCAGCCCAAGGACATACACAGTCCAACCGTTGATGGTTGGTTACACAGCAGTCTGGGTTTTATCTTTAAGCCAACTCGTTGGTTTTTAGAAAAACATATCCAAATCACCACATCCGGTGTTGTACGCTTGACCAAAGATCCATTGGTAATGTTCATAAATAAAAACTACTTTTACATCTGGTATATGTTAATTGCAGTTTCATTTTTAATCTCTTGGAAAGTTTGTCTATTCTTTGTCCTAATGCCAGCTGGTATTGCCATCCTGAATACGGGCATACTTTCTGGCACAATACTGCACATGAAATTTCCCGGCTCATATAGGAACTACGATACCCCCGACAACAGTCACAACAATCGCTGGATATTGGCCTGGAATTTAGGAGAAGGGCTACATAATAATCATCATAAATTTCCATTCGACTATGATACTGCAAAAAAGCCAGGTGAGTTTGATCTAACTGCTTGGGTAATCAAAAAATGGTTTAAAATCAATTGACTAACCATCTGAATAACTCTATAATATAACTATGTCAAAACTTAAAATCGCAGAACTATTTTATTCAATACAAGGCGAAGGACGCTACATGGGTGTACCCAGTGTGTTCTTGCGTGTGTTTGGATGTAACTTTAAATGTGCCGGATTCGGCATGCCCCAAGGAGAACTCAGCAATGAAGCTACCAATATTGACCCTGCTAACTATACCGACTACAAATCCCTTCCTCTTGTTAGTACAGGTTGTGACAGTTACGCTAGTTGGGATCCTCGCTTTCGCCATCTATCTCCCGTTCTTTCTAGCGATTCAATTGCCCTTGGTATTATGGATACGTTACCGTACGAGGAATGGCGCGACGAACATCTCGTAATCACCGGAGGTGAACCCTTACTAGGTTGGCAACGAGCTTATCCAGACTTGCTAGATCATCCCACAATGCAGGGACTTAAAGAGATCACATTCGAAACAAACGGCACTCAACCCTTTGATCCAAAGTTTAGACAGTATCTGTTGAACTGGAGTTTGGGCAATAAAGAGCGTGGACGCAATGCATTGACATTCAGTGTAAGTGCCAAACTTCCTTGCAGTGGCGAGCGGTGGGAAGAAGCAATCGTTCCCGAAGTGGTATGTGCATACGAAGAAGTTGGTTATACTTACTTGAAACTGGTGGTGGCAACAGAACAGGATCTAATAGATGCAGAACGAGCAGTTGAAGAATATCGTACAGCAGGGTTTATGGGTCCTGTGTATGTCATGCCTGTCGGTGGTGTTGAGCGGGTGTATACCCTTAACAATCGTGCAGTGGCAGAAATGGCAATGCGAAAAGGATGGCGGTACAGTGATAGACTACAAGTGCCACTCTTCAAGAACGAATGGGGCACCTGAGTGATGGGCTCCGGTTACTACAGTAAACGAGCAATGGCCCAAGGTCGTGATGATTGGTTCTATCGCAATTGTCTTGGATGGTATTTGAGTTTTGCCGTTTGGCCCAGACGATGCGATATTACCAATCATCTCATATGGCTAGAGTTTGCCTATCGAGGTACCTCTGTATTAACAGGTCCCGGCGATCCGATTGTAGAGCATCGTTGGCACAATAAGATAGAACATCTTATTTGGAAAATTAAAGGAAACTGATATGGTAGAAAAGAAAACACCAGTAAAAAAGACGGTGGCTAAAAAGCCTGTGGCCAAGAAAACTGCAACCAAATCGGCACCAGCGGATAAGACGCCCAAAGATATTGCTACTGAAAAAAATGAACCTTGGGTCAGTGTCCTTAGTGTGGAACTAGATCCCGACAACATTGGCAACGGTGCATTTGAATTAGATTGGAATGACAAATTTATTACCAATTTGGTACGAGCAGGCTACAAAGGCAAGGATGATGTGCAAATGGTAGACCAATGGTTCCAAGATGTTTGCCGCAATGTTCTAGCAGAAAATTATGAGCAATGGGTAGTTAACCAACCCAATGCTGGCAGAACAAATAACAAAGAAGACCTCGGTGGCGGCAAAACTTCAGTGAGTTAAATGACCGACGAACTAAACAGCGCCAAAGGCCGAGACAGCTTTGACATTGTCACTGGCAATACTGTAGTTAACTTTTTTAATAGGAACATAACTCCCTACGCCACCAGTACACTGGGTCCTAAGTTTGATCTAGTGCCTGTAGAACGACAAAAAGATCTAATGATCAACCATGCTAGGATGTATGCTCAGCAAGAGTATGATCGTATCATGGAACTGGTCGCTGTGCTACAAAAGCAAGCAGACGATATTCGACGCAGGCTAGATGTTGCAGATGCTGTACATGCCGCAGAGTATCAGTTCCAAGTGGTGATGGGTAATTTGTATTGGTTGGTGTGGGAAACTAGAAAACAAAAAACACTATTGGTTATGACCGGTCCCACGGATTGGAACACCGGAGCTCCGGACAGTTACGAATACTTAATGCAGGTCAAGTACATGGGCGACCACACTTGGATGGAAATCAAATGATCTTGTACATCAATGGCGACAGTCATAGTGTCGGGGCAGAAGCAGTAGTTCCTTATAGTTTTGCCAACGATGGCGATCGTCATTATGCTAGGCCACATAGGCACGGTCATGCACAAAACTTGCCATCATCTTTTGGTGTCGTTGCGGCTAAAAAATTAGGATGGGATTGGATTAATCAAGCTGAAAGTGGTAGTTCCAATGATCGGATCGTACGCACTACAGAGATTTTCCTCGAAACAGCCAGCATCAATGATCTGGTAATATTGATAGGTTGGAGTACATGGGAACGAGAAGAATGGTTGCATAACGATGTTTATTATCAAGTTAATGCAAGTGGCAAGGACCAAGTTCCCCCAGAATTACGGGATAAATACAAACAGTGGGTTGTAGCGCAGGGTGAAGTTGAACGAGAACGCAAGATGCTTGAATGGCACAAGCGTATACACCAATTCCATATGAGTCTTAAGTCTCGCGGAATTAGACATCTATTTTTTAATACCTACTCAAACTTTGCACTAATCGAGCGTGATCATATCTCAACCAATCATATCAATCCGGGCCAGTACGAGTGGCACAACAACTACATAGATCCCTACAATCAAAATTCCACTTATTACTACTGGCTCGAAAATTTAGGATTCCAAACAGTGGCTGAAGGAAATTACCATTATGGTAAAGAAGCTCACGCAAAATGGGCAGAATATCTTGTTACGCATTTGACTCAAATAGAATAATATGCTATTATAACTACATGAAATATCTTATTGTAGACACCGCAAATACTTTCTTCCGTGCTCGTCATGCGGCACATCGTCAGAGCGACACTTGGGATAGACTTGGGTTTGCAATCCATGTCACACTGAGTAGTGTTGCAAAAGCATTTCGCGATCAGCGGGCTGATCATGTCATATTCTGTTTAGAAGGTCGTTCGTGGCGTAAGGATTACTATGAGCCGTACAAGAAAAATCGAGCAGTTGCCCGTGCGGCACTCACTGAAAAAGAGCAAGAAGAAGATCAACTATTTTGGGACGCTTTTGATGAACTCAAAACGTTCCTGTACGAAAAGTCCAATTGTACTGTTCTCCAGCACAGCCAACTCGAAGCGGATGACCTGGTGGCAGGATGGATTCAAGCACACCCTGGAGATGAACACATAATCGTAAGTTCTGACACAGACTTTTATCAACTGCTGGCCAACAATGTTAAACAATATAACGGAATATCAGATGAGCTCCATACCACCACAGGCATCTTTGACAAGAAAGGTGCCCCAGTTAAAGATAAAAAAACTAAAGAAGCAAAAACTATTCCAGACCCTAAATGGATACTGTTCGAAAAGTGTATGCGCGGAGATCCCACCGACAACATCTTCTCGGCATTCCCTGGTGTCCGCACTAAGGGCTCTTCGAAAAGAATTGGGCTCGAGGAAGCCTTCCAAGACCGTGAAAATAAAGGTTTCTCTTGGAACAATATGATGTTGCAACGTTGGGTAGACCATAATGGTGCAGAACACCGTGTACTAGATGACTATGAACGCAATCGTGTGTTGGTGGATCTTTCTGCACAGCCTGATAATATCAAAGCAATCATTGCAGAAACCATTGCCACAAATAGTGTAGTCAAGTCAATACCGCAGATTGGTACTCTGTTCCTAAAGTTCTGTGGCAAGTATGATTTGAAACGCATCAGCGAACAGGCACAGTCACATGTGGACTTTCTTTCTAGGAGTTATCCAGAGTGAATGAGCGTACACAGGCTCTTGCCACTCGGGCTAAAGAAAATGTACCACAAGGTATACTTGCTGTAGACAAATGGATTGAAACTTACAACAAAGAGTTTGCTAGATTGATTGTGTTGGAATGTGCAGACATTGCTTACAAATTTGATGAGTTGACTTTAGGGCAAGGCTATACAGTTGCCAAACATATCAAGAAACATTTTGGAATTGAAGAATGAACAAACGATTTAAAGAACTTGCACTACAATGCGGTGCATGGAATCAAGTGTATGATCAAAAAAGATTTATGATTGACAAACACTTTGATATTGAGAAGTTCGCCGAACTGATTGTGCAGAAATGTGCTGATATCGGTGCGCTCAAGGCTGACGGCAATTATGAAGTCTACAACAGCATCGTGGAATACTTTGGAATGCAGGAGTCTGAAGAATGACATATAAAATGATTGAGGTCGAAGTTGAGTTATCGGATTTTGATGACGATGAACTTATTGATGAATTGGAAAGCCGTGGTAAGTATTCTCCTACTATGGGTAATAGTGATGAGCTGATTGATAAAATCTTTCAATTACGGAGACTAGGAAAACCCTATGAACGGGAACTGGATGAATATCTCTATAT